TGCCGATATTATTCAAGCCATAACAGTACCTGCTAATACTATGATATTAGATGCTGGTTTTGAAGTAACAACAGTTCACGCTGGTACTTCTTCTGACTGTGCATTAGATCTAGGTGTAACAGGCACTGACGTTGACGCATACGTTGATGGCTTTGACTTTGACGCTGCATCAGCAGGTGCTTACAGTGTGGGTGCAGGTAATGGCCCCATTACTATAGGTGCAACTGCTGATACGCTTGACGTATTGATTCAGGCACAAACTGGAACTACAACGGCTGGTGTTATCCGTGTCTTTGCATTATTGCTAGATGTTGATGACATAGGCACAGTAGGTGCAGATGAAGTGGATCGTGATACACTCGCGTAACACATGTGAAAGGGGTGGGATAAACCTGCCCCTTTCTACTTAGGGATATATTATGGCTACAACATTTTTAACATTAGTAAATGATGTAAATAAAAGGCTGAACGAGGTGGAGCTTACTAGCTCTAACTTTGCTTCAGCTACAGGTTTTTATGCACATGCAAAAGATGCAGTTAACTCAGGCATACGTTATATAAATGAAAGTGAATATGAGTGGCCTTTTAATCATTCAGAAAAAGAACAAACATTAGTTGCTGGTACTACACGTTATGCGTTTCCAACAGATGCAAAGTTAATTGACTTTGAATCATTTAGGATTAAAGAGAGTGCTACATTAGGAAATGACACTCAAAAATTAGCATTAATAACTTATGAAGAATATTTAGAAAAGTTTGTAGACCAAGAATATGCAGCTAATCAGCAACGTGCATTACCACGTTTTGTTTTTCATGGGCCTGATTTAAAATATGGTGTAGTAGAAGCTCCTGATCAGGCGTATACATTAGTTTTTGATTACTATGTGTTTCAAGATGATTTATCTGCACATGGTGACACAATGGTAATACCAGATAGATTTAAACATGTTGTCGTAGATTCTGCTATGTTTTACGCTTTGATGTTTAGAGGTAATACACAAGATGCTGTTATACTAAAAGAAAGAGCAGATGAAGGTATTAAAGCAATGCGTTCTATGCTTATTAATAGATACCACTACATGAGATCTTACATGATACCTGCAAGTACAGGTGGACGTAGATTAGGGTCAGCACGATCTACAGCAGGATCTAGCTTGGATGCACTGTAATGCCTGACGCTTGGGAGACTTTTAGAATAGAGTTTAAGGGTGGGCTTATAACTAATCTTAGCCCACTGCAACAGGCTATCAATGCTCCCGGCTCTGCACGTATATTACGTAACTATGAACCATCTATTGATGGAGGTTACAAACGTATACAGGGATATGAAAAGTTTGACAGTAACATTATAGCTCCATATGGTAATCCAGTTGTAAATGGTGCATCTCAATCAGGCACATCATTAGCATTAAGAGCTATACATACTACACCTGCTGTTGGTGACACACTTACAATAGCTGGTGTATCTGGCACATACACAATAGCTTCAGGTGGTGTTAGCTATAATGCTAGTAGAGATGAAGTTACTTTAACACTTACTAGCTCTTTAAACTCAAGCCCTGCTAATGGTGCTGTAGTAACATTTGTTACAGTTACAACAGAAAACTACGCAAATGGTATAACGTACTTTAATGATAAGGCTATTGTGGCTATGAATGCTGACTTAGTAGAAACAGCAGGTAGTGGCTATACTAAAATAAATAAACCTAGTTATGGTACACCATTAATAGACGGTGGTAGTCAAACAGGCACAACATTAGTAGCAGATGGTTTTGACACATTTCCACAAGCAGGTGATGTATTTACAATATCTAATGCTGATGGTAGTAATTTAGCCGCAATAGATAAAGTATACAGAGTTGAAACTACTGTCTCATCATATTCTGACTCAGCTAGTAAAGAAGTAAATATAACTATTAATCCTGCACTAGCAAGTAGTCCAGCAGATAATGCAGCTATAACTTTTATATCTAGTGATAGAGAAGGTGCAGTTAACACACGTTTTGATGAAATAGATTTTACAGGAACTAAAACACTTGTAATAGTAGATGGAGCAAATGCACCTGCACTATACAACGGCACTACATTTACTGTATTAGATAGTGCACCATCAGATGTAATAGGTGCAAAGGTTGTTGCTACACATAAGAACCATATATTTTATGGTAAAGGTAGGGTGTTAAGTTTTGGTGCACCACTTACTACTACAGATTTTCAAAGTGGTAATGGTGCTGGTAGTGTTGGCTTAGATGCTGACATTGTTGCAATAAAAAGTTTTAGAGATCAACTTATAGTTTTTACTGACTCATCTATCTTTAGATTAAATGGAGATGCATTAGCAACATTTAATTTACAACCTATAACACGTGATATAGGATGTACCCAAACTGATAGTGTACAGGAGATAGGTGGTGATGTTGTCTTTATGGCTCCTGATGGTTTAAGACTTCTTAGTGCTACAGAACGTATTGGTGACTTTGGTTTAGCACCTATAACTAAAAAAATACAAGGCACGTTTAATAATTTTGTAAAATTACACACAGACTTTTTTAGTATGGTTATACGTAATAAATCACAGTATAGGTTATTTGGTTGGAACGAAAACTTTACTAGAGATGGTGCACAAGGTATAATATTTACACAGTTTGCATCACCGGGCGAAGAATCTGTAATTGACTTTGCAGAAACTAGAGGTATACAATTAACAGCATGTGCTAGTGTTTATGTAGGTAATGTAGAGTTTATAATATTTTCTGGTAAAGAAGGTTTCTTACATAGAATGGAGAATGATACATCTAGCTTTGATGGTAATAATATAGCCACTACATTTGCTACACCATTCTATCCAATCAATGATCCAAGACTTAGAAAGACAATATATAAAGCACAGTTTTATTTAGACCCTGAAGGTAGAGTTAACTTTGATCTAAACTTAAAGTTTGACTTTGATGAAAGTGGATCTGTAATCATGCCAGCAGTTACATTTACAAATGCTGCTAGTGGATCTGCACAGTTCTTTGGTACAGGTGTATTTGGTACAGCTACCTATGGAGCTAAACTACAAAAAGTATTTTCTGCACAGACAATAGGATCAGGAAATACAGTATCTGCACAGTTTGAAGCAGACAATAACACAGATGTTCCATATGCACTTGACGCATTAACATTGGAATATGCTACACACGCAAGAAGGTAACATAACATGGGAACAGGATATACACGTAACGATACTGCTAATAATATAGCTGATGGTAATATTATTAACGCATCTGACTTTGATGGAGAGTTTGATGCCATTGTAACTGCATTTTCTACAAGTGGTCACACACATGATGGTACATCTGCTGAGGGTGGGCCAGTATCTGTTGTTGGTCCTGCACAGGATATTACCATTAGTGCTACAATTGTTTCACCTAAATCAAATAATGCAATAGACTTGGGTACAGATGCCTTAGAGTTTAAAGATTTATATCTGGATGGTGTAGCTTACATTGATGGTTTTGGTAGAGACATGCTTGTTGCCACGGATAAGAAAGTACAGTTTCGTGACACTGCAATATTTATAAACTCAAGCACAGATGGTCAGCTAGATATAGACGCAGATACAGAGCTAGAGATAACAGCACCTACTGTAGATATAAACGCATCTACTGCAGTGCTAGTAAGTAATGACTTAAAATTAGACAGTGACTCTGCCGTACTAGGTTTTGGCGCAGACAACGATACTACACTTACGCACACAGATGGCACAGGTCTTACATTAAATAGTACAAACAAGCTGACCTTTGGTGACGCTGCGTCATTTGTGCAGCAGTCATCTAATGGTGTATTACGAATAGATGGTGAGGCTACTATTGACCTTAATGCTTCTACTGCAGTTACAGTAAGTAATGATTTAAAACTTGACAGTGATGCTGCTGTTTTAGGTTTTGGTGCAGATAATGACGTTACACTAACGCATGTAGCAGATACAGGATTACTACTTAATAGCACTATGGCGTTGCAGTTTAATGATGCCTCTCAGTTTATTAAT